GTCTATACCTGAACCACCATTACCACCAGTATAAGGGCCGCCAGCACCTCCCCCACCGCCGCCAAGCGTTCCATTTCCAGCTGCAACAAGGGGCGTATTTGTGCCACCTGTACCACCACCTGTTCCGTTAAAATTGTTTCCGCCCCCTCCTCCTACTGAGGACGAACCGTTTGCTCCATTACTGCCGCCACCATTACCACCGCCACCCCCACCACCTATATTAGCGTCAATAGTTACAGAACCAAATCCATTCCCTCCATTACCACCTATTCCGTTAGGTCCTCCGGCACCGCCGCCTCCGCCACCACCATAAGCTAAACTAGCAGTTGTTCCAAAAGTACCAGCACCACCTGCACCACCTGCATAAGTTCCAGTACCGCCAGCACCACCAGAAGAGCTAGGAGTTGTTGTAGCATTGCCTTTTAAACCACCGCCTGCCGTTGTTGCCCCACTATTCCATGTAGTATCACCACCATTAGCATTAAGAACAGAGGTGCCAATTTGATAATTAACTGTACTTGTTGGAGTTAAAGATTGATTAGTTAAAACTGTATATCCACCACCGCCTCCTCCTCCGCCTGCTGCTCTGTTGTTTCCTGATACCGCCGCACTTCCACCGCCGCCACCAGCTCCAATCATATGAATAGTGTTATTTGTATTATTCCAATCGGATGGTACTGTCCAAGTTGTCCCTGTGGTTAATAAATAGGCTTTAACTGTAGTTGGCTGAAATAATATTCCTGAAGTATTTCCGTTATTTGTAGAATGTGAACCAGCATACCAAACGTATGGTTGTGTTGCAGATGGTGCGGGGGTGAAAGTAACGTTGTTGGCAGCAATATAGTCCATAGAGACTACGCCACTACCAGTATAGTTAACAACTGGCGAAGTTCCGGAATTAGCTTGAATAGAAACTAAATTTCCCGCAGTTCCGCTTACTGACCAGTTATTAACTGTGTTTGTAGTACCGGTATTAAATTGAATAATACTTGGTACTGTTTTATTGCATATAAGACTGTTTACATTAATTGAACTAAGTATGTAGTTATTAGATACTGAAGATAACCCTAGCTGTAAAGTTCCAAATAAATAATTGCTTAAAAGTACTCCAGTTGAAGCATAAATTGTATTGCCGATAAAAATAGTACATGCTGCACCATTTACCGTATTACCTAAATTAAATAAAATACACGTTCCATAATTGTTTACACTAATTGTAGAAGTACCAAAATTATATGTTGACCCCGTACCCGTTGTATAAAATGTTCCACCAGTAAAATTGTAATTATTAGTGGTAAATGAAGTACCAGTTATAGTAAGAAATGCAGTATTAGGTATTGTTAAATTACTTCCTAGCTGAATAGTCCCACCAGAAGTATTTAAAGTAACTGCACACGACAATGCCACATTATTTGTAGTTATGGTAGCTGATGCAGTAAAAGTAAGTAAACCTGTTGCAGACCAAACTGTAGTTGAAGATAAAGTAAAATTACCAGCACAAGATATTGTGCCAGTTGAACTAAAAGTAAACGATGAGCCGGTTGTATCTATGCTAGTGCAATTAAGCGCACCAGTTAAAGTAACTGTGCCTGTGCCTGAATTGGCATCAAAGAAAACAGCATCAGTAGAAGTCGGTACGGATGCGCCACTACCACCGCCTGACGAAGCAGACCAGTGTGTAGTAGATGAGGCATCCCAAGTACCGGAGCCACCAACCCAGTAACGGTTAGCCATTAGCTACCTACTGGTGGATTGAATGTTTTACCATCCCATGTGTAACCAATATCGCAGAAAGGAAGAAGCACCAACGTGCAACCTTCCGGAGGCACGTCAGTTGGCTCGGCAACAATAATATTTACTACTACGCCATTAGCGTCTACAACCGCACAATTCGACATTCTTAACCCCCATAGAGATTAAAATTAGCTAGTCGCTGTAGTTGTATATGTAACTGCTAGAGAGTCACCAGAAGCTACAGTTTTGCTACCACCAGTAAACGAACCAGCAGAATATAGAACGCCAGTAGTTGTATCTTTAGTAGCAGATGCGCCAGAACCAGAGTTAATAAAGCAACCTGCAACAGTACCAGAAGAAGTCATTGAGAAAGTCAATGCTGGAGCTGTTTTTGAAGTTACGTTAGTTGGTGTAGAACCTGTGCTAGTAGCAGTTGTCCATGTTGGGGCTTGACGGTTACCTGTGTAAGCCGGAGCATTTGTACCACCAACTTCTGTCCATGCGTGTGAACCCATAGTATCAGCAGCTGTGTAAGTAGTAGTACCACCAAGCAGACCTAAGTAGTTAGCGCCTGAAGCTGTACCGCCGTTTGATGTTGCGCCAAAGTAGTAGTTGAACAGGTCTTGCTTGCCAACAGCAGTAACCAAGTTAGGAGCAATATCTTCCCACTTTAGGTTGCCATCTGCATCGTAGCATTTGACGTTGTAATATCCTTGGATACCAAAGATTTCTTCGTGTGGCGCACCACGAGTTACAGCAGCACTAGCCGCATCGCCAAAGTTTGATAATTCATTGTGCATAATTGCTCCTTAACTAAATCTAATAATGGCCGTTGTGGAACTAGCCGTTGGGAAAGTAACTGTAAATGTGGATGTTGCTGTTTTATCATTGCCAAAATCTAGTACTGCAACCGCCGCATTTGTCGTGTTATTATAAATCAAAGCACCCCTACAGGTAAAGCTAGCTGGATTCCAAGTTACGTTAGCAAACGAAATAAAGGCTGTTGAAGCCCCTGTAGTATAGGTAGGCACCTGACTAATAGTTAAAGCCTGCCCACCAGCCGTATAGCCCGTACCAATAACCTCATTAACCGATGTATAGGCTAGGGTTGTGTAGTCTAGGTTAGCGGCTGCCGTATACAGGGCAATTTTATAAGTATAGGGGGTACCAGCTGCAAAGTTTTCTAAACCACTTAGGCAGTTTTGTTTAAATATATTGCATTGGCCTTGCTGGATTGTCATGTTTTAACCATAAGTTTAGTTTGACCATCACGGTAGGCATCGCCACGCTCCAAGCCATCGCTAAGGCGTTTAAGCTGAGAAAGAGCTTCTTGATACTTATCTTCGTAGTATTTGACCAAATCGGCTTCGCCCTTCATAAAGAGCATAGCTTCCCGCATGGAGCCGTAGAATAGAACTGGGTCGTAGTTAGTACCAAGCCAGCTGGTGCCTGTAGGGTTATTAATTACATTTATTGTTAGCTGGAACCCAGAACCCGAACCACCCAAATATGAGTTAGATACGGTTAACACGTCATTGGCAACGTAAAAGTTACCGCCGTTTCTAATACTTACGCTAGTAACAATCTGCCCAGCTACAGTGACATCTGCAGTAAAGCCAGCGCCTGAACCACCATTTAGGGGTACGTTAGTGTAGTAGCCGTTAGTGTATCCAAAGCCCGTATTAGTAATGGTAGAGACCGATGCTACGCCCTGCACAATAGATACTGGATAATAAAAATAATGTAATTCTGCTTGATAGTTTTGGTCTGGGGTTGGCCCCATAATAAGCGAAAGGCTATTAGTGTTATTGTATTGGGGTCCAAATAGTCCATAATACTTAGGAGTGCCTTGTGAGGAAGGGCTTGGGTAAGCTTCGCGGATAAAGTTCACGTCTTTGTTTAGTAGGTACGTGAAAGGCACTGTGGTGTAGTCGGATGTGTATATAGCTACAGAATAGTTAGAAAGCCAATCAGAAGGCAACGATAAATACTGATTCCCAGCCGAGAGTGTACCCGTCACGTTTTTACGCAACACAGGTATTTGTACGCTGTTATATATGCGGTCTTCAGCCTCTATAACAAAACGTGGGATGTTATTAACAAACAATGCCTCAGTATTTTCACTGTAGTCTTGAATTGCTTGCCACAACTGGGTGTAATTCATTGCCATAAAAGCCTTACGCTAAAGGACCATACGCCTTACGACCACGCTCTGCAGCGCCATTACCACGAGTTTCTACGCCAACACTTCTTTTCTTAGCAGTAGCATAGCTTACGCCATTTGGAACTGGATCTGTTAAGTCTGCTTCTCTTGCTGATTTCTCAGTTACATAAGTCTCAAATGGGCTTTCACCATCTTTAACAGAAGTACCATTCATAGCATAAACTTCAGCTGGTTTAGCGTTCTTAGCATTGCCCGTTTTAATGGCGGCACCTTTAGTTGGTTTGATTTCTTTAGCCATGATTAACGACCTCTTTGATTAGCTGCACGAGCCAAGTTACGACCCATAGACTTATAGTTCTGGTTTAGTTTGCTTTTAGCGGCTTTTGGGCCGTTGTCAATTACTTTAGGACCGTCATTAGGGTAAACCTTTACATCAGTTTTGCCTTTACTAACTACGCGTCCGTCGCCTGCTTTTTTGTATGTCATGATTATTCCTAATTTGTTGATATTGTTACTGTACCCACCTGACAGATTGCAATCAGATAATTTGCCGTTAAAGCAGTATCAAACTGACTTGCACCACCTACAGGATTCCAACCCCACTGAAACACCCTACTACCACCGGAAATATTACCTAAAATATCTACTCCAGAAGCATAGTAACTAACGTCCGGTCTGGGTTCCCTAACTGCCTGTGGGTCATTAACTGGATATAACCCTAATTGTAACTGAGGATGGTCAGGATCCCAACATTCTTGACATACTTTTATACTGACTTGCTTGGTTTTGATGGTAAGCTTTTTAAGCTCCACCAGTTTATACCTTTGACCGCAACGATCACATTCCGCAATTGAATGTTTACCAGAAGCATACTTGGAGGGCATATTTTACCTCGCATAGAACAGATTCCTAGGCACAAAACGAATACTTGCCTTTTCTCTGTCTTCTTGGGCGGCTAAGTCAAATTGTTGGTCATAATCTGCTTTTAACCCCATAACTCTTTGTGGGTCAACACCAGCAAGCTTAACACTTAACATGTAAGCAAGCCCAGCTACAAAGCAGTTAACAAATCTAAATGGGATATCGGCAATATTAACACCACTGCCAGCGTCTTGAATACGGCGCATACGCCAATAAACGAGGGTATAAGTTGTTCCGCTAGCGGGGGTAGGCCAGATGTTCACACAAGGCAAATACTGATTATAGACAACAGTTCCTACAGTATGGGTAGCTGCTGTGGTGCCGTTTTGACCACGCCAACAGTTTTGTAACTGGTTTCCTACAATATTAGTGTAGGCAATAACTTCTGAGTCTAATTGAATAAAGCCTGTTGATCTTAGCCCTTGGGTAGAACTTAAAGTAATTGTTGTATTTGTAGCAGAAACCGCACTAGCTACTGTATAAGTGGTTGCATCAGCATTCCCAGACTGGCGGTTAACCCACATCTGAATAGGACGACCAGTAGTTAACTTATTGGGAATAGTCGAGTAGGTAGATTCTGAAATGCGGCTTAAATTGATATCTTGCTGATTAGTTGGGCTAGCATTACTTGTACGGGTTACCGCATCCAAAATGTCAATTGTGTCAACTGGAAGTGCGTAGATACCTTGATTTGGTACTAGTGGAATAGCAGCTTCTTCAACAGTCCAAAGGTTAATACCTTTATTAGCCCACTCAATCGTCATTAGATTGATAGAACGGCGCGCAGTACGCAAGTCATATCCAGTACGGTCCTGCATACCGCAACGCTCAAAAGCCTCTTCTACGAGTTCTGTGAGGTCTAAGTTAAAGCCTGAAGTACCAGATGTGTACTGTGTTGTGGACATTATTTTTTCATGCCTTTGAGGGTTTCCGCCAAGCGAGCCCGCTTACCGATCTTGCCCGGTTTCTTTGCAGCTGCAGCTAATTTCTTGGCTGGAATTGGTTTACCTGGCTTTGCGCCTAATTCAGCACGTAAAGCTCCAGGTTTTTTAATAGCTTTTTGAATCCACTTTTCAGCCATTTTACTTACCTGTTAAGTTAGTTAATTCGTCCAAAATTGCAGGTTTAATATGTAGGTTGCTAAGAATAACGATTACTTGGTTCAAAGTATCAGCACTTAAACTAACCATCTTTTGGGCAGCCTTAGTAGTTACGGCTTGTACTTCAGCCACAGCAGCTGTAGATTCTTTGGTAAGTGTAGTAACTTCTTGCTTTAAGAAATCTGTAATTGTCGATTCAATGTTATCTAAAGTACTCATTTTTTCTTCCTTGTTTTAGCAGACTCAATAAAGTCCTTTTTAGTAGGCGCACCCTTAGACCCAACAGGACGCATCTTTTCACCAGAGCCAGCTTTAATACGTGCTTGCTTTCTATGAATGTTCTCATATAGTCCGACTTTCCCACCTTTAGAATACTGAGTAAAGTCCGTATCGTCTCTACGAGATTTCTTAGTACCGCTAGGCATTTTAGAAGGGGCAATAGCACCCATTCCGCGGGAAGCCATCATTACTTCTTGCCTTTAGCCATACCGCCGCCACACATAGCTTTGATGTGGTCAGCATGTTTTTTATGGCCTGCAGCATGTTTGCCATAGTGGTCGCTATGATGTACGTGACCGCCATCTTCGTGCTTAGAAATGAAGTCGTCATGATGGACCATGTCTGGGCCTTTCATTGGTTCCATTTGTTCTTTTACCATTTTCATTTAAATCTCC